CCTAAAAAGGTATATGGTGATATTCTGCCTCTTATTGGCTCAGCCATTTAGTTCAGATTGCCTTTGTTTTAAATTTTCTTCTTCAATATACTGTTGTAGAAGAGAAAGATAAACTTCTCTTTCCCAAGGTATCATATTTTCTAGTTCTGTCAATGAATATTTATGATGCTGTATCAAGGCAAAATTGACCTTAAAGTATGACTCAAGATCTTCATGAGCCATACTTACCCGAAAAAAGCAGTCAATCCCTCCAGAACGATATCACTCTCAACGCCAGTCTTTGGATTAGTTACCGTGACAGTATGTGATAACTTAGGCATGGTATCAAAGAAGTTTTCAATCTCTTTGAACTGCTTTGAACTTAATTGCTCCAAGAACTGCTTCAGTTCTTTTTTAGTACAGTCAGAAGCAGACCAAGACTCTTCTTCGGAATAAACTTGCTCTACACAAGATGCAATTAAATCAAAAGTATTATCAACACTAATCTCTTCACCACTGAAGTTGTTCTTGATAAACTCATTAAGAGAAGGATACTTCATACGAAGAATCAGTTCATCATCAAGTTTAATATCTCTACTATGGTTCTTACCCTTCTGTACTCTAATCTCATCAAGATTAATTACAGTAGGAATTTGAGTTACACCATCGTCGGGGCAAGTTACCATAACCTCTACTTCCTCACCAACAGACTTACCTCTAATATTAAGGAAGAGATATTCAATGTCAAACGTCGATAGTTGATCTATCTTGACACCACGGGTGATAATGCAACTGGAGATAACTTCTTTGATCGCATTTGTAATCTGCTTCTCATCTTCACTTTCCATAGCGATGATGAGGATTTTTTCTTCTTTGACTAGGAAAGGTCTATACTTGATTTTCTTCCCAGTAGAAGGTAGTTCCAACTCATATGTTGGCGTAGAGATCTTTGGTAAAGGCATAACGACCCAAAAAGTTCAGTTGTGATTATTTATTATGGACGTGTAAGATCAATTGCATCGGGTAAGGTAACATCTCTTCCGTTGATATCAAAAACTCTATTTGGATCAAACTCACCTTCACCCAACGCAGCTCTAGCCGCTCTGTTTAAATCGCTACTAGGTTCGTTAAAAGATCCTGATAATGGTGCCACAGGTGCCCCAGGTTCTTTATTATTATCAATTCCTCTACGGAGTGAATAACTATCAAACTTACCAGCAATGTATCTGTCGAAACTGAAAGTAGCAGTTGCTTTCAATATCTCAGAGTTTTCATACTTGACAGTCGTTGAAGACAGATCAATAGGGAACATACCATAGAAAGTATATTCTATCTCTTCTTTGTAGTCTCTGTCAAATTTGATAATCTTAGTTTGATTTGACTTATAAGAGTCTGGATACTCCATCCTATAGTAATATCCAGCATTGCCTTGACTTTGCCCCGAACCGTTACCAATAAACTCCATCCAGTGATCCAAGAACTTTATAGTCTTGTACTCATTATCAACATAGAATTCTAGTTGAATCTGAGTGAAGAGTCTGGTGTGTGCCATCTTCTCAGACACACCCATAAAGTTTCCAACAACGTCAGCAGTAGCAAGTCTGCTACCAGGAAGAACTGCATTATAGCAGAGAAGACCAGAAGTTTCTGTAATGAATCTATATCCAACGCCACGAACATTCAAGTGCTGCCTCAGTGCAGTTGGCAGTCCAGCAAAGATCACTTGATAATGTGATGTTTGTGCCAGATTTGAAAAGGTTGGTTTGAAATCAGATATTCTGCGGGGTTTTACCACTCTAAATACCTTATACGAGTCTTACATTATTAAGTATTTAGATGGCATATAAAGGTAAATATCAACCTTCTAATCCAAAGAAATACAAAGGTGACCCAACCAATATCATTTACCGCTCTCTCTGGGAGCGCAAGTTTATGAGATATTGTGACCTGAATGAGAATATATTAGAGTGGCAATCAGAAGAATTCTGTATTCCTTATCGTTCACCAATAGATAATAGAGTTCATAGGTATTTTCCAGACTTCTTTATCAAGTATAGAGATACTGATGGAAGGATTAAATCTTCCTTGATTGAAGTAAAACCTTTGAGACAAACTACACCTCCACCAAAACCAAAGAGACAAACTCAAGGTTACCTGCGTGAGGCATATGAGTATGCTAGAAATCAAGCGAAGTGGGAAGCAGCAAAAGAATGGTGTCTTGATAGAGGTTATGAGTTTAGAGTCTTCACAGAGAAAGAACTCGGTATTAAGTAATGCCAAGAAAGACCGTCAAACAACAAAAACAAAAGAGGGTTACGGATACTGATGTAAACCGTAACCGAATTCGTTCTGTTACTGACGGTCTAGTTGGTAATGAAGACCCAGATGATATTATGCTAGAGTTAATGGAAACTCTAGACGAACTTACTGAAGCACCACAGTCTGGTAAGTTTTATATCTTTGTTTATAACCCCAAGACTCCAAATATTGAATACGACCAGAACCCATTCATTGCCTTGACTGATATATTTGAATGGGGTTTTCGTGGAGTCAACTTCCACTGGGGAGAGACCAGACAATACACTTGGAATGAGGTTGCTGGAGCAATGTATGAAGTTTACTCTTCAGAAGTAAAAGATCTTCAGGCACTCCCTTTTGCAAAGTTCCGACTAAATAACTAAAAAAGGTAAATGGCAATACCACCATCAGGTAAAACTGAAATGATTGCTGCAAATCGTGCAAGAGCTGCAGCAAACAGAGAAACACGTCGTGGTGAACAACAAACTCAAGTAAGGACGGGCAGAGCGGGTCCAGAAAAAGGTGGAGGACCAATGAGGTATCCTCTTGCCATGATGGATAGTAGCACCGATTACCTTAGAATTCAAATTGCCGAGTATGTGCCACCAACTGTTAGTTTAAGTGAGTCTGTAGATATAGGAGAGATAGATACACTCGATAAAAAAGGAAATAAAATAATTGGTGAAAATGGCAAAGTCCAAAAAGAAAAAGGTCAGATAATAAACAAAGATTTTGCACTTACGACTGGAACAACTACAAATCAAAAATCCTTAAAGAAACCAAAGCATACTATACTACTACCAATACCAAAACAACTATCAGATACAACTGGAGTTAACTGGGGAGACTCAACCTTAAGTGCTCTTGAAGCATTTGGATTATCCGCAACCTCCGCTACAATGGAACAGGGTATTGAGGGTGGTCTTAACGCTCTAATGGAAGGAGGAGATACTCTTAAAAATATATCATCTGATCCTAAACTAGCATCTGCAATTACTGCAGCACTTGCAGCAAAAGCAGTTGGTGTTCTTGGTGGTAACGTATCTGGAAGACAACTTATTTCTAGAGCAACAGGTCAGGTCTTTAACCCTAACCTTGAACTGCTGTTTGATGGTGTAAACATAAGATCATTCCCATTCACGTTCGAATTTTTTCCAAGAAATCCAAAAGAAGGTGAAATGGTTAAAAGAATTATTCGAACATTGAAGCAATCAATGCTAGCGAAAAGAGATGAAGGTGGTGGTAAGATTTTTATTGCGGCACCTGATATCTTCCAGTTGACTTATATGAAGGGCAATCAAAAACACCCATTCTTGAATAGTTTCTTACCTATGGCACTGACAAATATCAATATATCATACACTGGATCTAATACTTATTCAACGTTCTATGATGGTACACCAACCCACATGAGAATGGACTTAACGTTCAAAGAACTCAACCCAATTTACGCTGAAGATTATAAAGGAGTCGGAGGAGTAGGTTACTAATGTCGTACTTCAGAGAACTACCAGACTTATACTATCAGTCACCACTTGCTTCTCGTGTCTCTTCACGAGAGTATGTACTTGTCAAAAACTTATTCAGAAGAGTCAAACTTCGTGATGACTTACAAAATAACTTTACGCTCTTCAATAAGTTTGAGATTAGAGAGGGTGAGAGACCAGATACAGTAGCAGAATACTTATACAGTTCTGCTGATCTCGATTGGGTTGTAATGCTGACTGCTGGTATTATCAATGTCAGAGACCAATGGCCCCTTTCTAACTTTGATCTCTACAACTATGCAGAGAATAAGTATGGTGACGATCTGAATAGTATCAGATTCTATGAGACAACTGAAGTCAAGGACTCAAAGGGAAGACTAATACTTCCAAAAGGTAAGATTGTAGACGAAGACTTTTCTATCCCAGATCCTGACTCCCCATCACAAGATTTAAACCCAACAACTGGAATCTCTAACTACGAATATGAAGTTAGAAAGAATGAAGATAAGCGTTTGATCTACATTCTCAAACCAGAATACTTACAACTCTATCTGGGTGATATGAGAAGAATTATGCAGTATGAGAAGTCTTCACAATATCTGAATAGAAGACTTGCTGCTACTGAGAACACTAGAAATACACTACCATAATAGATCTAGTTTTTTATCAAAGATCATAACATAACGGTGCTTGCGGGAGCGATCTTTCCATTCTCCCTCAGCACCTTTTATTTTGCCGCGTGAATGCTTGGTGCCGTCTGAATAGTAGAAATCTTTTTTAGCATCTGTAAGCCCACAATATTTAAAGTTACAAGCGCGATAAATTGTGCCGCCATGAAAATCGCTATCAGCGTAAGATATGATGGCTCTGACCCTTGTATCTTTTCTGAGTTGTCTGACGCATCTCGATACAAACCACGATGTAATGTTGTATTCACTTTGTTGTGTGTCAGGGTGGATGCAAAGTCGTGAAAGTTCAAATAATCCTTCTTGCTCATTTCTCTCTAAACCAAATGCGCCTTGAGCAACTTCTGGGACAGGGAGACCTGTAAAAATACAGACTCCCTGAATGCCACCGATATTCAGTGGACTAAAGTCATTAGACTTGTAGAGTCCGTAGTTATAACCTGACTTGAAACCTTTTGAAAAGTCCTTAAGATAATGAAACCGCAGAAGTAACTCTGCGGCTTCGGTCTTACTTACTCTGTCAATATAATAGTCAGTTTTCACTTCAATAGTAGATTAACATATGCTGCGACCACTAGGAGGGTCAGACAGATTTGATTATACTTCATCGACCAAACTTACGGTCCATTTTTAGTTTGATGTAATACATGCCGATGACCCAGAGGGAGAAGAGAAACCCTTCTCCGTAGTCTAGTTTCATCCAGGCATCTAGTGCCTCACCCATCAGTCTTCTGCCAGGCGAGCGAAGTAGGACAGGGTGTCGTCCTCATCTTCCTCAACTGCAGGAGCAGCAGAGCGAGTAGGTTGCAGGGAGTTGAGGTCGCTGCGGAGGTCTTCAGTCAACTCACGGGCAGACCCACGAGTGTTTTCTTCTTCCTCAAACTCTTCGTCTTGCATACGAGGAGTGCCCTTGTTGCCAAGAACATAGTCCAGACGCTTCTTCAGAGCGTCATAGTCCTTGAATTGGTCTGCAGCAACCAACTCTGCCAGGGAGTATTGACGCTTCCAGATTGCTTCCATGGCGTCATCATCGTCCAGCAGTGCATCAGGACGGGCAAACTCAGAAGAGTCGTAGTTGCGATAACCAGCAACATTCTTTGCCTTCAGTTTGAAGTTAGCACCTTGCCAGAAGTCAAACGGATCGATTGCTTCCTCGTCTTCAAACTCAGGTTGCATAGCAGCAGTGAGTTTGTCGAAGATCTTCTTACCAAACTTGAAGAGGAAGACTTTACCTTCATTGGCAGGATTAGCAGGGTCCTTCACCACATAGATGTTTGCAGTGTAGGTCAGTTTACGCTTCTGCTTGCGTGCTGCTTCCTTACCAGCGTCGGTGCCGTTATTCCACAGCATCGTGTTGTATTCCGACACAGGGTCCTTTTGACCCAGGGTGGTGAGGGAGTTTTCAATATACCAACCGCCAGGACCTTGGAAGGCGTGACTGTAGAGT